TATAAATTATCAAAGATATTTAATAATATGTAATGGAATTGATCCGGTACAATATTATGATGGAAATTATTTAAAAGAATTAAAAAGTGATTATCAGATAACTCAAATATCCATTACAAAAACTTCTAATAATAGTTTATCTTTAATAGTAGATCCTATTTATGAACAAGAGTTAACGCAAAATTTAATTGAAAATTCTATCATTAAAATTGTAAGCGGATCGAAACTTGAAAACTTTAATAGAATACAGTCTGTTAATATTATACTTGATGATCCAAATCCTATTACAATAAATTTGGTTTTTTCCGATAATATTATTGGCGAACCTACCAATATTTTATACGCAAAATCAATACCTGCTTTTAGTTATATTAATATTATTAATGATAGGTTATTTGCTCTAGATAGCGGAGGTTCTTTTTATAAGAAATTCAGAAGTCCTGATAAATCAATGTTAATTTATTATTGTGAAAAAAGAAAATCAATATTTAATTGGTATAATCAGAAAGGAATAATTGAATCTATAAATCTTGCTTCTAATAGTAATAAAATAGATGATTTGCAGTGTTTTAATACATATCAAGGAAGAATTTTATTTTGGGGTAAAGAATCCGTACAAATATGGACTGGTAATGATCCAACTGTTATTAATGATGGACAGAATATAGAATTTGGTGATTTTAGGTGGCAGAAAACTGAACCTGTTGGAATTTTCAGTAAAAATATGTTTGTTGAATTACCTAATGTTTTTATTTTTCTATCAAAATTTGGTATTTGCAGTTTAAAAATAGATGGTTTTAATAACCTTAATATAGATTTGTTTTTTGCTGATAATGTAAATAGTTATATAAGAAAACAGCTTGAGAATTTAACTACTGAAAGAGAATATAGAAATCTTAATTGTTTTGTTTATCCTTATGGTGGGATTATAGGTTTCAGGTTTATTCACAATTGTTATATTTATCAATTAAAAGGTCAAGGTTTTTGGACAATATTTACTCAAAATTTTTCAGATAGTAAAACATTTCTTTATGATTCTGTTTCTAAAAATCTTTATTTAGCTAATAAAGGAAATGTATTAGTTTATTGTGATAAACTGAAATATAAAAATTATATGGATATGGAAAATAACCCAATACCATTTAATTTATATTATAACTGGTTTAATATTACTACTACTTGGTATAATGAAAATATATATTTAAGTTGTCAATCAAGTGAGGATATATTAGTTAAGATAAAAGTATATTTAAATTATGATATGTCAGATTATCAATTAACTGAAATAAAAGTTAATCAGATAGACAGTAAGTTTGATATAAGCAGGTTTGATATAGATGAATATTCAAATAATGAGAAAGCTATTTATCCACAGGAAACATTAAGATTTCATACTGATAGTATTTCTTTAAAAATAAATGGTATTGCTTATAAAGAATTTATATTTGATAGTTTATATTTATCAGGTGGTATTAATATAGAAAAAAAAACTAGTAAAAATGCCGATTAAATTATTAAACCAAAATCTTGAATATTTTAAATATCCCAACAATGTTATTAAATCAGTAGAAATTGATACTAGGTTTAACGATATTGTTAATTATTTAAATAATGAGATTATTTACAAATTAAATAATTTAAATGACAACATTATTGTAGGTTCTTTATTACAAATTGATATTAATAGTATTTTAAAAAGTAAAAGCGATGTTGGTTATATATGGAAAAAAATAAATAATGATGATTTTATTGATAACACAATAAGTATAAAAAAACTTAATTACAAAAATATCATAAATTCAATTTTTAGAGCTTCTGCAAGTGGTAATGTAGAGCAAATAAAAAATCAAAATATGGCAAACCATACAACAATAGTTTGTACTGCAAATGGAGTTATATTTGATAAAATAAGTAATAATTTTATTGATGGAGCAACTAAAATAACCGGTAATAAAATAGCTCTTAATACAATTAGTAGTTATAATTTATCAAATATTACACCTAGTCTTTTAGATAATAGTATTATCTCAGATTATATTAAAGATAGAGCAATAAGTACTTCTAAAATTGCTGATAATTCATTAAGTTTAAATTCTTTTAATACAAACGCTAGTCAGTTAATTATGAATTATATTTGGGATAATATTATTCCTAAAAATTTTATTAATTTAAATAATATAGGTAATAGAAATAATATTACTAATAAATGGGATAGGATGTTTTTAAATAAATATGCTTTTAATTATATTTTACCGGTAGGTCAATATAAAGGAACGCCATATACTATTCCTCTTACTAAATTTAATAATTTTTATGTAAAGAATATTATTAAATATTATACTAATAGTGCAGGTATAACTGATTTATCATTAACAGACCCGTCCGGTAAAAAAGTTGGAGCTGAAAAAAGATATATATTATCACCTAATGTATTTAAACCTAATTCTATTGATTCAAACAGACTTGTTTTCTGGTTTAATAGGAATAATGATGCTAATAAATGTCATAATATAAATAATATATTGGCTAAAAATACAATAACAATTAAGCATTTATCACCGGCAATACAAGCAAAACTTGGTTAGATATGATAAGTAATTTTACAAGAGATAACAGTTTTTATCAGTCTTTATCAGAAAGTAACAGTGATGTTACATATAAGGATTTTGATAATGAAATAAATAATCTTGTTGATTATTTAAACAGGAAAATTGTTACCTCAATAAATAATATTGGGGAAAAATCATATAACGGAATTGTAGATAATGTTAATTACATAATAAAAAATATAGGTAACGGAAAAGTTGTTTTTGATAGTCTAAAAGATGTAAATTATCAAAATAATGGAATTAATCTTGCTAAAATAGAAAATACTATTAGTCCTTTTTCTCTTCTATTTGTAAATTCTGCGTCTGAAATCATGGTTCATAGTATTAAATATGATAATCTTGGGTTAGGAGGTATTTTTGGTAATTTTGATAACCACTTGTTTTATCAATATTCACAAGGGTTGAAAATAGAGGGTAAAAACTTTTATAATAAAGCAATTTTATCAAATAATATTGATGTAAATACTATAATATCTGATCATATAAACAATGATGGAAAAAATTATCTAGTAAACAATATTAAAGTTGAAGAAAGACACATTATTAATAATAGTATAAATAACAATAAAATTGCTTATAAAGCAATAACTTATGATAAATTACATCCAGATATAAAAACATTTAGAGAAAGAATAGATGTTTTTTTAACTTATCAAAATAACTCTATTACTTTTGATAAAATCAAAGAGAATAGTTTTGATATGAGGTTGATTTCAACTAATCTTGATAAATTTGGTAAAGGAATATTACATAAAGCAGTAATTCCTTTAAATTCAGTGGTAATAGCTAAACCGGATATTTATGCAAATGAAACAATAGATACTTACAAATTATGTATTTATTCCATATCTAATGCTTATCAATTAAATACATATCAAGACCCTCGACCTGATAAAGTTTATGTAAATCCTGCATATATTGAAAAACTTAACTTATATAATAATGTAAGTAAGCAATTAATAGATGCTAATAATTATTTGAATCAGTTATATTCATTATGTATTGCAGCTGGTAACTTTATTTCTATAGATAATTTTAATAGAGGAAAAGGTCCGTCAGGGGAAGATTTAAGATATTTCTTTAAATATTGGGGTTTAAATTATGATATCTTTTTCCAAAGAGCTACAAATTATGATGCTCAATTGAAGTATTATAATAATACATATCAGTATTTAATAAATATAAATGTTGATTTACAGAAAATACCGCAAAATATTTATACACCTGTGACACCTATTGTTTATCAAAAACTTGAAGCTGTTCCTAATACTAAGGCTTACAAAAAAAATGTAAGTCAGTGGAGTATTAAATCAAATCATTTGAAAGATAATACTTTTAACATGCTTAATATTCCTGATAGAATTAATTATAATAATGTACCGAGTAATAAATTTATAAACAAATATGCTCTCCATAAAAACCTACAAATAAAATTAGGTCTTATATAATGTTAATAGATTACGTTAGAAATAAAGAACAATTTAAATCTTTAGCTAAAACAATAAAAAATTTTAGAACAGCAGATTTATATAAAGAATTTAATGATCTTGGGGATTATATAAATACTTCCTTGAAAGAAGAATTTGAAAAAATATTGAACATAAGTCTTAAAATTGAACCTGATAAATTTCTTATTAATGTAGGTGATGGTAACATTAATTGGGTAGATATTGTAGATATTGTAGATGATAATTCCATACCACTTAATAAATTGCAGAAAATACCTAATAACTCCGTATTATGTACTGATGATTCCGGTAATGTAATACCTATAAGATGTACTGTTGATTATGGTATTCTATTTGGTAGATATCAAAATACTCATATTTGGCGTAAGTTATTAAATGAAGATATTGAAGATAATACAATAACAGGTGATAAAATAGATAAGTTAAGTAGGTTGAATATTGATGATAGTTTAACTAATAGTTTTTTATCGGCAGATATTTTAGAGACAAAACATTTTGAGGATAATAGTATTACATCCGATAAAATAATAGATGGTTCATTAGATAGTACTTTATTTAATGAACCTGCAAATAATCCAAATACCCCTTTTATACCTGCTAAATATGAAAATGATGTAGGAGTTGATAATCTACTTGCATTTATTCCGGGATTTTTACAACCGAGTAAAATTATGGATAGCACTATTTATCCAATTTATAATCCACAATTATTTTCATTAAGGGAGTATTCAGATAATCAGATTTATTTATTTAAGAATCTTGATGTAGGTTATGAATTTCCAGAGAATCAGACTTTAAATGTAGCTGAAATACTTGAATCATTTAATATTACTCCTGAATGTCTTGAAGATGATCATTTGATACCTTATCAAAATATAGGTGATTGGCAGAATATACCTTGGTATGATGATTACAACGAACCACGTTATTTTCAACAAGGTTATATAGCTCCTAATGATACTTGTAGAGTAGAGGGCAGGTGTATACCTCTTGGACAACTAAGATTAAGGCATTTTGACGATGAAGTAAGAGCTGCATTAATTGCTAAAGGAGTTAATGATAATGATTAAAGTTTACTTTAAGAAAGGTATAATAAACATATTACTATACAATAACGGCAATATAACGGGGATTATAAGAGTGTTTAAGAGAACTGATAAGCAAGGAGTGCTTGATTTGTTTATACGCACCCCATACCGCTCCAAATGGCTTAATAAGGAGTTGTATCTGAATCTTAAAAGCAAGTTTATTGATATATGCTCTAAAGTAGGTTATGATGTAGTTATTACAAGGCTTAACAATATCAAGAGTTTGAGGTTACTTAATCATTTTGGTTTTATGAAGTATAACGAAAAATATTATTATTTAGGTATTTGCTAATGGGAGGATTCTTTGGCGGTGATGACGATGAAGCTCCACCGATAAATTTTACACCTTATACACCTATTGATGCTACTAAAAGTAACCCTCCTATTAACTATATGAGGATGTTTGATGCAGTAAGCGGGCAGGAATTTGTATTTAAGAAATCACCTAAAGGTGAGCGTTATCTACAACTTAAAAATCTCATACAACAAAAAAAGGATGAGTATAACAGAACTAGTTCTAATACTAATTTTGGCAATTTGAGATCAAATATAAATAATATTGGACAATTAGAATCTGAAATAGCTAATTTGGAAAATGAAGCTTCGTTGTTAGAACATTCTGCCGGTGATACAGAAATTCAAATTAACGATTTATCCGGTAGAGTACCTTTAGATGCTCCTTTTGAAACATTGTTGCCAGAAATAGCTAATTTACCTAATGTTGATTTGAATTTACCGCAAATTAGGGAATTATTACCTTTTGAAATGCGTTATGCTGCCGCTGTTAGTGATGTAAGTAATAGACTTAGGGATTTGCAGGATACAATAACAGGTCTTGAAGTATCCGATCCTATGACAATTGAAAGATATGGTCCAATGATAAGGGCTTTTAAGGATGCAAATAAACTTGCTATGGATAGGGGTTTTGATATCAGATACAACGGGCTTGATGCAAAACTCCGAGAAATGGGTTTAAATAACTCAACTACTGCTCTTGGAACTATGATTAGTCTGCAAAAACAAAAGGTAGATACTGAAATAGAAAATAACCTAAAAGAATACGCTTTTGCAAATAATCTGAAACAGCAATCAATAGACAATTTAATTAAGTCTGGTAGTACTTTAGCACAAGAGGGGGATTTAAGGTATAAGCAGTTTGCACAAGATAGTGATAATCAACTCAAAATAAGACAACAGGACTTAGGTGTTGAGGAGTTAGAACAACAGAGAGCAAATGCTATATTAAATGCACAAGTAGCAGAAAGACAGCAGGATTTAGCAACAGAGGGGTTAAAACTTGATAAAGGTAAAGCGGAAAGACAGTCAGAACTTGCTAGACGTGAACTTACTCTAAATATGCTTGTAAATAGAGACCCAAGTAAGATGGGGTTAAACTTTATTGCTAATAACAACACCAACGCTATTAATGCCGTAGGAGTTACCAATGATGCTATGTATAAACAACAATCTAATGAGCTGCAAGCTTCCGGATTAGAGCAGGAAAGATTTAGAAACGAACAGGCAGCTAATGCTAATAATGATCCTTTTGGTACTATTGTAAAAACTGGACTTGGTACTTTAGCAGGAGGACTAGGTGGTAATTTAGCTGATAAAATAATTAAACCGGTAATAAAGAAATAATGAAAGATTACCAAGATATTTTAAATAGAAGAACATATAAGGATAACTTCAGTGATGCTTTAAACAAACAAGCTGATAGTATAGGAAGACCTATGAATAAAGGTCAAGCTGATACTAGTGCTATTCTTAGAGGTTTTGCTGCTGGATTTTCTCATGATTCAGAGAGAGAAGCTAAGCTTGCCGAACTTGAGAATATGTCCAAAGAACTTACAATGAATAAGTATGCTCTTGAAATGCAAAGCGGTGAGAACGAGCTTAAAAAACAAAAAGATTTAGCGTTTTTTAATAAAACAAGACATGATATGTCTATAATGAGTGATTTTGCTAACAAAGGTGATAATGAAGCTGTAAAACTTATGTTACCGACTTTTCTTAAAAAATACGAAGATATTTATGGTGAAAGTGCTGGTAGGTTAGTTGATTTTCACGATGGTAGGGTATATTTAGAAAAAGATGGAAAGGTAAAAACTCAACATTTAGCAGATTTAGCAGATCATGTTATTCCTGAAAATGAAAAAGGTAATTTCACAGGATTACTTACTTACAATTCAAAACAAGCTGTGCAGAATAAACTTGAAGAACAACGCCTAAAAAATGAGCATATTAGAGCTAACATTGACGCAAGTAGAGCTAGTGTTGAGTCTAGTAAAGCTCATGCTGAATTGTATAAATCGCAAGCTAATCCTGATTTAATTGCTGCTGAAATGGATTATAAAAAAGCTCAAGCAGAAAAATTACGTCAAACTGATATTAGTAAAGAACAACAACATGTAAGTAAAGAAATAACAAATAGTAATTTTAAATATATTGATGAAAACTTTAAGAAAATATCAACTAATAAACGAGTAATAGAAGCTTATAAAAAAATAAATAATTTAATGTCAGAAGAAAGTAATTCATTGTGGAACAGAGAGGGTTCTGGTTTCATATCAACATTACAAAGATGGTCTGATCCTAGTATTACGGATGCAAATGTAAGACAAGCTAGAATAGAGTTAGAAAAAATGCCTTTGTGGGGTGAATTTAAAGAAATATTTGGAGCTAAGGCGTCAGATCAAGATTTAAAAGCGTTCTTAACAACAATGCCTGATTTAAATAAACCTTACAAAGCTAATAAAGAAGCAATATTAGGTAGAATAGAAGACTTAGAGCAATCAACATTCAATATTGAAAATACTATAGATATATTGGAAAAAAGCAATTATCTTACACATCATAGCAATAGTTCTGTTAGAAGAGAACTTGAAGAACGTAATAACAAAAGAAAAGAAGACATTTTACTTGATAATGGTAACAATGTAAAAATGAAAGATAAAAATAATAAAATATATTATATTCCAAAAAATGATGTTGATAAAGCTATAAATGATGGATTAGAAAAATATGAGTGAGGATAAATTAAAAAAGTGGGAAAAATATTTAGCTCCAAATAGCTCTAATGTTTCTAATTCTAACTTACAAAAAGATAATGAATTTTCCACTTTAGACAGAGCAAAACAACTAGGTGAGGGTTTTGCAGGAGGAGTAGGTAAATCTGTTGATATCTATAAAAAATATGTTGAATCACCAATTAATTATGGTGTTGGAGCTGCTGCTAAAGGTGTTGGGTTAGAATCAGCGGGAAACCAATTAATGGATTCTGCTAGAGATAATTGGAATAATCAAGAAAGATACGAGGAATCATTTAAAAAACCTTTTGAAACACAAGGTAATGATGAAACAAAAGAGTTATTACAGTCTGTCGGTAAAGGTATTGATGAGGGTGTAACTTGGGGAGCAATGACTGTTGCTACAGGAGGGCTTAATAACGCTGTAAACATAGTTAAAATGACTCCAAAAGGACTTGCTCCATTATCTGCTCCTTGGCTTAATAAGATAAATGATTTCTTACAATTCGGCTCACAATCAATCGGTAAAACTGCTGCTACTTTTGGAGCAGGTCGTGGTATTGAGAAAATGGTTGAAAAAGAAGAAGACGGAGAACTTATGAAATTTACAAAAGGACTTGGTTCTTTTGTGTTAGGGGGGATAACAGTTGATAAACTTGAAAAACCTTTAGTTAATGCAACAAAAGCAGCGTCTAATACTATTTTATCTTCTGCTGATTTCATTTTTAATCCCTCTACTGCTAAATTTAATGCTTTAAAAGAAAAAATACCTACTTTAAAAGAAGCTGCAAATACTATTAAAGAAACCTCTAGAATACCTAGAGATGCTGCTTATAACTTTATTGTAGCACGGGCAGAAAGAGCTAAATTAGATCAAGGTGCTATAAAATCCTTTGATGAGCTTGGAATACCAAAATCTGCATTAACTATATATTCAGAAAGTTATTTACGACCAAACTGGGTTGCAAATCATTTTCCATCTGGAGTTTATGAAGATTATATGACAACTGTTAGAGAAGACTATATAAAATCAATAACTTCTGAATTTGAAAAAAGTTTAGGTAAAATACAAAAAATTGAAACTGAAGATACATTACCAAGAACTGTTGCTCAAAAAATTACAGATGGTTTCTTAGAACAACCTAATTTACCTGTGGAAAACCAACTTGCAGTTAATAGTATTAAAAACGATATTAATTTAAAATATCAGTTTAGTGAAGATAAAAACAATCTATTAAATATTCCTACTAAAAAAGATAATGATATTAAGAGAGCCTTATCTAAATCTAGTGATAAAATGTTAAAAATAGTACAAGAGTATGAGGGAATTAAAAATTATAAATATAATATTAGAGATAATGCGATAACCCCTACCGATAAAATTAATCCATCACTGATATTAAAAACAGCTGAACAATTAAGAAAAGAATTTGATATAGCTGGATCGCAAGGAACATCTATAGGTACTGTTCACAATGTATCTAAAGATGTTGAAAAACAATTTAGTTTTTTTAGTCAATTGAAAGAAAATATATTTTTACAAGAAGAGAGTGGTTTACAATCAGTTGGACCTGAATATGTTTTTAAATTAAAAGAAACAATTAATCAACATGTTAATTCCGGTTTTATATCTGAAAATCAGAAAAAAGTTTTAACAAGATTGACTAAAGCTTGTGATGATACTATAAAACATGGAATTGAAGATGGAACAATAAAAAATCCTGATTTATATAAGTATGCTTTAGATGCAGATGATTTTTATAAAAATGAATATATAAACTTAGTTAAACTAGATATAGTTAAAGCTTTACAACATAAAGAAACTCCCGATTGGTTATTTAAACAATTAGATAACCCAGAAAAAGTACATCAGATAAACTATATTCTTTCAAAAAGTTATAGTAATTCTAAAGAGAAAAAAAGTAGTGAAATATTAATAAATAATTTAAAACGACTTAAGGTTCAAGATATTTTTGCAAAAAAATTAGGTTATTCTGAACAAAATACATCTAATATTAATCACGATTCTATTTATAGATTATTTAATGATCAAGACACATCTTTAAAACTAAAATCATTAATGAACGAATCATCTTTTGAAAGATTAAAAGAAAACTCTATAGAAATTGGAAAAAGATTAGAATATTTACAAAGAATTGCTAATAACCCTCTTCTTAAAGATGGAAATAATGCTGTTGAAATGATTTTAGAGAAAATTAAAACCAGAAAAGGATTAGATGAATTAATAAGTTTTATTAATAGAGATATGAAAGATACGCCTTATGCTCAAAACTTAATTCGTTCTTTAAAAAAACTAGCTGGTTATGAATACTTATTAGCTGATATCTATAAACAAGAACCTAATATAAAAGGACCTAAATTATATCAATCAATGTCTGATAAATTACGAAATGAGGATTTATTAATAGGTATTTTTGGTGGAAAAACAAAACTTAATGAATTTAGAAGAGATTTATTAACTGTATCTGATAAAATGTATGAAACATATAATAAAGACGCTAGAGGAGGTGGGTTTTTAACCTTACAACAATTAGGTAGTCCTATGGATAATTTAATATATAGGGCTAAAAATGAAGTAGGTTATGCTATTGGTGGTTATCAAATTAATGGTATAAGCGGGGTTGTTGGAGCAATACTTGGTAAAAATTGGGTAGCAAGAAGTTTAGCAAATGCTGCTACTGATGAAAAAATGGTACAGAAACTAATAAATGCAGCAAATAAAAAAGATAATGGTTTAACTTTCACTAAAATTATGATACAATCTGCTAACGATATTGTGAAAAGAACTTATACGTCGCAGCATCCTAAAGTGTACGGGGTTGAAAAAGCTGAAAAAACATTCGACGAATATAATAAAGATCGTATTCGTAGAAATGGAGGAGTTAATTTTAACCCAGATAATACAAAAGAAGTATTTGGATTTTAAATGTTTTTAATAGTATTTTTATTAGTATCTTTTATAGAAACATATATAGTTTGTAAATTTATTTCACAAACTATAAGTATAAAAAGATTACTAACTGTTTTTACATAAATACTATATTAAAATTCAATTATACTATATTAATTGAATTTGACAGCAATTTTAAATACTTAAAATCACAATATTATTTAAAAGAATTTTTAAAAAATGAACATCTTTTACAAGATAATAAAAAATATAAAATCTTGGAATCTAATCCAAGTGAATCTTGTACTTGTAAATGTTCTACTCCTGATGATGCTAACAGCAGCAAACGACCTTGATCATTTTGTAAAGGTATTCGGTCAATTATCGTTATCACTTGTAACCTTATTACAAGCTGTTCATGGTATATCTGACGGAACTGAACTAGGTGATATAGATGTTTGAGTTTGTAAAAACAACTCTTACAAACATAAATTTCTGGATAGGTTTTATTACCTGTTTTATATTATTCTCCCATTACATATTTGGCAATGATAATGCACTTGAGCAATTTGGTGAGCTTATTACTCAAATATTAACCGGTCTAAAACTAGACTTCTCACCTACATCATGAAAACTTCCCAAAAAGGACTTACTTTAATCAAGAAATTTGAGGGTTTTAGCGATAAGGAATATATATGTCCTGCAGGTAAACCCACTATCGGCTATGGACATGTAATATTACCATCTGAACATTTTCCCTCAACTATTACAAAAGAAGAAGCAGAAACCTTACTTAAAAAAGACTTACAACCACGTGAGAAGTCATTAAATATACTTGTTAAGGTAAGTATCAATCAAAATCAATTTGACTCTTTAATAAGCCTTATATACAATATAGGAATTGAAAATTTTAAGCAATCAACACTACTTAATTTTCTCAATAATAAATTATTTGATAAAATACCTGATCAGTTTAGACGTTGGAAATACATAAATAAAATAGTTTCTAAAGGATTACTTAATAGAAGAGAAGAGGAGATTAAATTATGGTTAGCTTAAAGAAATAACTAAAAATAATTATGAAAAGATTAGAGATGTTAGCTAAACAGTTAATTGATTCAGTAGCTAAAAATGATTTTGATAAAGTAAAAGAACTAACTGCTATTTTAAAAGATAATGTAAATCTAACTGTACAATATGGTAAAAAACCTGAACGTGATGCACTAACTGAAGCAGTACATCACGGTAATATCAAAATTGTAAATTATATTGCTAATAACTATGGTAATGTAAATACACATATTGCAGGCGGTAAATACAACGCACTAACAGAGGCAATATCTCATAGTAATAAAGAACTACTAAAAATACTTCTAGAAAAAGCAAATAGTGATACAAAACAGAAAACTCTTGATTATGCTATTGAGGAAAAAGAAACAGTAATGGCAGAGATAATATCACAATCTATTGTAAGCGATCATCAAGGGTTATTTGATTTTATTGAACAAATAAATCTTTCTGGTGATATTAACTAATATGTTAATATTTGCTTACTTGAAAGAAATATTACTTGGTATTGTTGGATTCTTTGCACTTTACTTATTTAATCGTAATAAAACCTTAAAAGCAGAGAAAGAAGTATTAGAACATAATATAACAACTAAAGATAAGGTAATAGATGTCCAAAATAAAGTTATGGAAGCTACAACAAGTGTTACTCATAGTGATATTAGCGATTCTATTGATAGGTTGTCAGACACAAACAAGAAATAGTATACCGACACTTAATCTTCCACCTTTTCCGTTAATGTCGCAATTAGCTACAAATGAGTTTAAAAAACTTTGTGTTCCTTACAATAAATGTGATAATTTGAATAATTGGCTAAATGAATTATATTTATTTAAACTAAAATATGACATTTATCGTATTGAACTTTCTAAATAAATGTGATATAGTACTAGTCGCACATAAAAGGTTATTAATTAACCTCTCTTTTTTTATTGTTGGTAAAAACCTAAAACCCTAATTAATCCAAATCTAATTAGGGTTTTTTATTATTTATTCATCTTTTATAAATAAAGGATGAATCTTATTTAATTTAACCTCAAAATCCTCATACGTATCAGATAACTTCATTAGTGTTACAACAGAACCTAGTAACTCTTTTAACTTATGATAACCTACATCTCTAGTTAAACTTTGAAAATATCTAGCTGTATTATTACCATTTTTTGATTTTGGAGTTAATGCTTTTAATCTACCTAATATTTCTGGAGCTAATCTTTTGTAAATAATATTATTAGTTAAATGTCCAAAATATGATGGTATTTTCTGCTTTCCATATTCTAAACCTCTTAATCTATATAATTGCTTATAATATTCCAAAGGGAATGTATGAATCCAGCTTTGTAATTCTTTTGCCAGATAATTTTTTAGAAGTATGGATAACTCATCTTTTTCTCTTTCTTCCTGATATCCCGTAGCTTCATCAATTAAGGCTACAATACCTACTTTTGCAACACTTCTAATTATACTATCACATTGTTTAGCTATAACTAATTGCTCACTAGTTAATTTAATATTATCTTTAGCATTTAAAACAGCACTGCAAATATCTATAAGTAATGTTGCGTCATAACCATTTTTAGTTTTTCCCGTTGATAATTTGAAACTAAAAGGATTATTTATTTTTTCTATAATTTCTTCAGATAAAAAACTATTTATCCATTGAGAATTAGCAAACCTAACTAATCTATCACCCCCTTTTGGGTTAGTAGATAAAGCTTTTGCCATAGGTCTTTGTAATATAACTCTTTTTCCATTAGCTAATACAAAACAAGGTATTTTAATATCACCTAAATTTAAAAAACTATTTTCACTTCCGTGAGTTACATTAAACTCTTTATATACATCTCTAGTTTTAGATGCTTTAGTTGCTATTTCTTTTCTTTTTTCTTGAGATAAAATTAAAGCTCTTGCTTTACCACCTAAACTTTTTTTATTCATTTCTGGCCTATAATTTTGTTAATATTAACAATATATATCTTACATTATTATAAAATGCAAGATAATTTGTAAAATAAATAATTTATTTTAGGCCGCAGAATTTTTTAACACCTCGTATATCATTTCAGAAGTTGTGTTTTTATTATCAAGTATTTTCATAACTTGCTCATCCTTACATTTATTAGCTACAATATGATAAATAAGAACAGGTTTAGTTTGTCCTTGCCTATGAAGCCTTGCATTGAATTGTAAATAATGTTCTAAGTTATAAGTAATACCTAACCACACAATAATTCTACCTCCATATTGCAGATTTAATCCTTTTGCAGTACCGCTTTGACAAAGTAATAATTTTATCTCGCCTTTATTCCAACGTCTTTCTGTATCAACGATGTTATTCCTGTTTAATGTAATACTACTAGGAATAGCTAATCGTATTCTTTCCTCATCACTTTTGAAGTTATAAGCTACTAATATATTCTCATCCGAATAAAGCTCTATAAACTCTTTTAGATAGTCTATTTTATTGTTATGGATGATTGTATATGATCCATCATTTTCACTACTATAAACAGCTCCATTGCAGTATTGAAGCAGTTTGGACGATAATACTGCTGCGTTAACAGCTGTTATTTCATCATTGTTAATTCGCAAGTAATATTCTTTCTCAAATGTTTTATATAAATCATAATTATCAATATCAACTTTTACCACGTTAGATATTTTATCCGGTAATTCAAGATAGTCTTCAGCTTTCATTGAGATAGTAATGTCTTTTATTTTATCTAGTATTGTATTTGGATATAAGCAAATATATTTACGCTTATGTTCATCATAAGTAAAATACTGATTTCTATAGTGAGTTATGTATTTACCGAGTCGCACTCCCTTATCAAGCAAGTATATCTGACTCCATAAGTCCATAAACCCATTAGGATATGGTGTGCCTGTAAGAAGTACCATATAGATAGATGTAAAATGTCTTAACGCTTTAAAACGATTGGAGCTATGAGATTTAAAACCAGTGCTTTCATCTACAATAATAAACCCATACTTTTTAAATCCTTTGTGAAACATCCATGGTACGTTTTCTTGATTGATGATATAAACATCAGCTTCTTTTTGCATAGCAGCTAATCTTTGTTTTTCACTACCTACTGCAAGAGAGTATTTTAAGTATTTTGTATGCTCCCACTTGGATAATTCATTTACCCAAGTAGACTTAGCAACATTTAAAGGAGCTATGATAAGGCATTTTTTAACTTCTTTGTTCAATATTCTAGTAAAAGCAGTTATTGACGCAATTGTTTTACCAAGCCCCATTTCTTGGGTAACAAATATTCTTTTTGTTTCAAGTATTCTATTAACTACTTCCTGCTGGTAGTGGTATAGATTTGATTCATTCAGCATTTAAAATACAAATGATTAAATAGTGTTATTGTATTTTTTATAAAATCATTAAAATCATCATCTCTCCAATTATTTTTTTTATTAAAAATATCATTATCTAAGTTAATAATACATTTTTTAAAATAACTTTTACGCATTGAAGCTTGATTAATATTACTATTTGTAAAATCACAATTAAAAAAACCACTAAAAACTATCCCACTGTCCTTATAATTGTTATTTATTACCACATCTTTAAAAACACAATCCTCAAACTCACAATCTCTAATATAACAATTATTAATTTTTAAACCGGTAAAATCACAATTAAAGAATCTTATTTTCCATCCACCAAATATTTGCCCATCTATCTCAATGTTAGAAATTTCTTTATATTCAAACTTTATATTTGAAAATTGTATATACTTATCATCTTTTTCCGATATACTAAATCCTTTAAATAAATTTTTCATTTATTTACTCATATATTCTGTTAATATTTCCATAGCTAATTCCTCATTATTAACTATGAATACCGATTGTTTTCTTGCTCTTAACTCCGATATTTTCTTCTCTTGTAATTTGCTTAACTTACCTTTTTTAGATTTGAACTCAACAAAAAACAATTTACCGCTTTCACTTATAAAAATCCTGTCCGGTACGCCTCTATTACTAGGTGAGGAATATTTATCTGCTATATAACCAAGCTTTTTAGCTTTAATTACTATCTTTTTTTCTAAATCTTTCTCTAACACTTTTTATCTTCCAAATAAGATATGGTTGTATTTGGTAATTAAGTATTTTTTCCATCTCACAAATTATTGCATGTATTAATATAAAAACACCCACTAAACTACCTATGATAATTATAAGAGGTGAAAATAATATCAATAACAACCAAGCTAAAATTTTAATCATTTAAACTAACCCCTATCATTTTTAATGTTTTAATTGTCTCTTGATAATATCTTGCATAATCAATATTAACCATTTCATCATCCAAATTCATTATTGGATATGCACCATTTGCGTCAGGTACTTTATGTCCTTTCATATTTAGAATATAATCACCGTCAGTTCTATAATACCAACGAACAACCTTACCTAGATACTCACCTCTAAAACTAGCACCAAATTTTGTTTTCTTGGTTAAAATATAATCTTCTTTTGCTCCGTTTCTAATAGTGTTTTCAATTGGATATTCGTTTGTAAGGTAATTCTTAACGGCTTTTTTTACTATTCCAAGATGTGCATTCCTTGATAAATCATTCATACTTAAAAATCCTTTAGTCTTAACTCCTAAGTCAGACTTTATTGCCAAGTAATTATTAACATCTCTTATGTAAATCCTATCATAATGTGTTTTTTCCAATTCAAAACCGGTCAAAAACTCCCATATTCCCAATATATGTTCAAACACTTTAATATCATCTATTTTTCCCCTTACAGTAAGTCCATCAGTATTACCAGATATTATTTCAAACCCATGTTTTTCCAATTCTTCAATAAGCATTAATAAGCATAGTTGACCAGTTATAGTAGTCTGTATCATCTTCTCTAAATCATACAAAATACTTTTTTTATAACCGAGTCTGCCAAAAGTTCCATTAAGAACGATTTTGTAAAACTTACTCGGCGTACTTGTTTTATCCTTTATTTGCAAACGTCTATCTCTCAAAGATTTATATAACTCTAAAAATTCCCTACCAATATTATTTGGATATATACCATTGTTTATAATGATACTTGGATAATATGAAGTAACATCAACATCTATCAAAAACTGGTCATCATTTGTAAATACTGATATACTTTCCTCTTTTGAATGAAGCCCGCCAATTCCAATAGTAAAACTATTTGTCTTGGATTTTATTTCCTTACCGACAAAACTAACATCCTTCTTCAAATTGGTTTTATCGGTAAACTCAAAACCTGTTATTTCACCTAAAATATTATTAATATTGTCATTGTCATAAGATAAATAATGAGGCGGTTTGTATTTAAAGCTTAATGGTTTTTCTTTTGGAATAACACTATCTGCAAACTTATTCTTAAAATAAATCTCGGCAATATCCGCATCTGACTTACTCCTACAATCAACACCTATTTCTTTCCCTATTTCCCACCTAAGCTTTAATTCATCATGTATTTGCAAATACAAATCTATTGTAATATCAACGTCATTAATACAATAGGTTTTTAATATATTTTTCTCTTCTCTTGTAAGTACTTTTGCTGGATCGTAAGGTAAATCCTGCAATTTTCTAGTATGAATCCTTGCACCATACATCTTAAGTGAACATTTACTTGGTAACACTCTAATTATATCAATATGATTCCACTTGCGAGGTGTCCACAAGAAGTTATTGCTAATAATGTTAAAACTATTATCAGAAAGTATCAAATCATCAGACAATCTTTTTAACTGGTCATTAGTGGGTTTATCGTTTTCCTTGATAAACCTCATTATCATAGGAATATCATAAAATCTGGAATTAAAACCTATTGTAAGATCACGTGATAATATATTAACTAGCTTAGTTTTATCAAAACAGTTTTCTTGGTCGTACTCAAACTCCAATAACTGACCATCTAAGGATTTGAGTACGATAAGAAAATAGTTAGGATAACACTCGGTATCCAAGAACCATTTCATTTTTATTAATATGTTAGAATAAATCTACTTCGTTTTCTGCCGTGTTTTCCGGTTCTACATCATCAGTAAGTAATGCAAACTTGTCTGTTGCGTCTTCCGGAACACCGCTTGTTATAATAGGAGCTTCATGTCTAATATGTTTAACATGATTTAACTGACAACTAAGTAGAGTAGGTCTATCTTTAGGTACTGCTCTAAAAACAACCGATGCGTGTACAATATCACCTGCTTTTACTAATTCTTCATCATGTACTTTTTGATTATCTATATCTGTAACGTTAGGTTTATCGTATGATTTTGCACTTAATTTAAAATAATCACGTAATTTTTCTTTACTACTGTCAGCATCGGCAACAATAGCCATGTCTTCAAATATTGAATACTTATTATCAGCATAAGCCATTTTGTTTTCTTTACAAAGATTTTTTAACCCAGCTGTTATTTCTGCTATTTTTTCAGCATGTTTTGTTTTGTGTAATAAAAAATTACAACCATATTTTCTTTTTGATTCTTCTGTTGGAAATTTAGGATTATTAATTTTCCTAAATAATGATGGATAACTAATTTTTACATTAGCTAATATTACTTTTAAATCTTTATTTTCGTTATTCATAATTTTACCTTTTTAATTTATATCTTTTAATTCGTCTTCTGCTGCTATGATAATTTTACCTAAATACTCTCTCTCGGTTAATTTATCTACTTGCTCTTTACCTAATAATTTTTCAGCTTGTCCTATTCCGATAATAGTTTTCTTGATATTATATGCTTTATCACCTAACAAATAATCAAGCTCACTTTCAGCGTCAGATACCCACTTTCTATTTGAATATTTGTCTACTAAAGAATAGCCGTTTATGTGTCCGCCGTTTTCAAGAATACCTTTAGCGTGATCTTCCAAGCCCATAATATATAACAGTATTAACTCCTTTTTGTCAAGAAAATCTTTTATCTCATCAGTTGTTAATGTGTACTTATCCTTAACGACAATGTTAGTAGATAATGGCTTACAAATAGACTTTGCACGACAGAATTTACAGGCTTTTACACTAGGATTAAATTCAGGCTCTAGCTTTTTACACTTACTTACTACATTTTTGTAAAAATTATCACTGATAATCCATTTGTATTTTTCCTCTTCATCCAAACTCCAACAACTGTTAGAAAATGTCGGTTGAAATATATGAAGATGTAAATCATAATCCTTTATAGTATGGTAATTACTTTTTATGTAACCCTTAGCATAATTTAATAACTGAAGATTCATATAAGCATCAACCTTTACACCATAACCGAACTTGAAATCAATTACGTGAACTTGGTGTCTATCATCAAAATTATTTCCTGTAATAATACAATCTACTGTTCCTGCTTCATTATCGCCAAGATAAGGTAAATCAAACTTTTTATCTAAAATTACATCAACATCAAATAGCTGTTTTTTAATTTCAACAAAAGACTTAAAACAATCAACAATGAGATGTTTATTGATATTTTCAATGTGTTTTACATTTTCCAAATAATGTAGATATGCGTCAAGTACTGGTTTATCGTTTTGTATTCTTAAATACTCCCGTATATCAATGGTAACTAATTCATGCAATAAAGTACCCTCATCAGCGTATTTGCTTTTAGTAGGTGGCAAATCCTTTTCCATCATATAAGATGCTGAACATAAATACCTACGCTCAAAAGAACTAGGTGAGAAATCACTATGTTTTTTCATTTTAAATCCTTTAATAATTTATTTATAATCATAGTTGCAAATTCTTTACTAAAATCTTCACTATTTTTATTTGCTATCTTAATTTTTCTCAATTCTTCCATAAAAATTTCTTCTTCATTTTTCATGATAAACTACTCATATATTTATACATAACCATATCGCCAAGATAGTAACAACCACTGCAAAGAATTATTATTGTAATCAAGTTTGTAAAAGTATCAGTTCTTTTACTAATTTCATAAATAATAAGATATAATATAGTTATTCCAAACCCTATTAGAAATTTAATCATTCTACTACCTCCCAGTCATCAGCTAATATATCATCTTCTAAAAAACACTTTAACCAACCTCTTTTAAGATCATATATCTCGTAATGATGTTCACCTTGTTTCATATCTTTTATAGTATCTATATTACGCTTTCCCTTTCTCTTAACTTTTTTACCTGTTTTAATTAGTTTTACTGCTTCAATTATATTCATTTTCTTGTTTCTAACCTCTCTTTTTTAGCGTCAATTAAATAAACCCATAATTCAATAACTCTTTTTCTAAATTCTTCATCATTTCTAAATCTTTCTTTTACTATAGCTATTTTTATTTCTTCATCATTCATTCTTCTTACCTACCTTTTACTATCTCAAATAACTTATTAACTCTTGCTTCCAATTCAAATTCTGACAAATCAGGATTATTTTCTAGCACAATCTCAACTAGATAAAGTTTTGTATCGTTATAATGTCTATCATTAATAGTTTTTAATATGAAGAATAAAGCAACCGATAAGAATAATAACGTCCATTCATTAAATATTTTCACTTCACACCTCTTGTTTTCAAATATTCATCTATTTTCCTGTTTTCTTTCCTTAAAGACTCACTTACATAACTACTTAGCTTATCATAACAACTCTCGTAGGTTTCCCCACGTTCATAAACTACGTTATCCTCAAGTTCTATCTCAACAGTTATATTTTCATAATTTCCCAGATTTCTAATAAGCTTCTTTTTGTATTTCACTATCATTTATTTGCACCTCTTTTCTTAATGCTATTAACTTAAATTTCTTGCATCCAACCAAATATGGAAATTTATATTTACGAAGCATGCTAGCTAGCTCATTTCTTGTTTTCTTATGTATAGTAGTAGCAGAATAACCTAGTTTCCTTAATATTTCAGTACAGGTATACAAAGGTGCGTTATCGTTTATTTCTCTTGAAAACTCTTCAAAAAACAAATCTTCCATTGTATCGTTCATTGTGAATTGATTATTAAGTTCCTTTTGAATTTCCTTATCCTCCACGCTTAGTTCAAAGTTAACCCAATCCTCATTTTCAAAAACCTGTCTGTAAAGCATTAGCATATCTATTTTATGTCTGCCGTTACAAAGTATGGATAATCCTTTTTCATCCTTATAATCATCGTCCAAAGGAATAATCATAAACCTAGTAGAACCTGTGTTATCCTTTAAAAAGTAGAAGTCGTTAGTTGTTGCTATAAAACTTGTTGTTCTCTCAAAATCCACAGGGAAAGTTACGTATATCATCTTGAGAGTATCTACAGTTCTGCCGTAAAAAGCCTTGAAAGCATTTATATCGCTGTGCTTAAACGACTTCTCAATCTCCCCTAGTTCTACAATAAGCTTAGTAACTAACCCTAGCATATGTCTATCATCATCGGTCTTAAGGGTAGCACCTATGTTTATAAAGTCTTTTTCCATTTTTGCAGGCAACAAATTCTTAACCCATGTTGACTTTCCTCCCTCCTGTTTTGATTGCAATACTAAAAGCAATCTGCTTATTTTCTTACTCTCATTAGGATACTTGCTCGTAAAACAACTCGTATAGATAAATTGCTTAAGCCAAGTAAGTAAAAAAGTATTACGCAAGTCTATATGTTCAGGTTTTACTCTTAATGTATTATAGAAATCATTTAATCTGCATATACCATCCCATTTTGTTTTAGTTAACAAATTGTAAAATGAATTATATCTATTTTCATTAGCATATTTGTTAATATATTTTATACCTCTACTTTTACTTGACATATTATTGATTTCCATCAAATCCAAAATGTCCTCTTGATTTGCGTTCTGATCTCCATTGCCGAATAAGGTTACTTTCTTGGTTATGATATCAACACCTAAATCAACATTATAAAACTTCATTATATGCACAAAGTTGTCGTAAGTATCCTTAGGTTTAATCGTTGTTTTACCATAATGTAAATGTGGAAACGTATCTACATCAACAGTCTTACTTTTATCTACCTTAAGAGGCGGTGCGTCAGGGTCAAACAATGTTACTTTAGGAGGTATCTTACTTTCCCTAACTGCTTTCATTATGGTTTTGAAAGTCTTGGGGTTTTCCTTATCATTAGAGAATTTTTTATAAGTGTATTCTATTTGTTGCCCATCCTCACAAGATATTTCTTTCCATAATGATAACCCCTCTTCATTTCCTTTAAATTGATGGTGAAGAATACTACCTACTTCAACCCAAGTTTCATAATCATTAAACCAACCTTTTGTCTCATCAAATCCCACTATCTTTTTATACTCTACTAACAACTCTTTTATTTTATCGGTTGTTAAATCTTGAACAGGGATATTGTTAAATGTTTTCTTTAATTCTACCTCCTCTAATCCTTGTTTTTCATTGTTGTTTGAGGTGCTATTTGTTAAATCATCACCTATGTCATATGTTAATCCCTCGCAATAAACCATTTCAAATTCGGGTGAATTATAGGGCAATCTTGATAAAGTGTTATTACCGAACGTATTATGTTGGTCAATCGCCATTACCAAATCTGTACTAAAATTTTGAGTAAGATTTACAAGTATATTCGTCTTCTCATCAGACTTGAAATTCCTATTGCAGAAAATAATAAGCCTTACTCTAGGAGCATCAAAAGTATGAGAACTTGTCGTATAAAACAAAATATCAATTCCTTTTAAGGTGTCGGTAATTTCCTCTTTCAAATAATTATAATTCTTTCCGTAAGCATCAAAGTCAATTACCAACCCACTATAATAATCTATATTCTCACTTGTTCTAGCTAATGATGTGTCTTTATATTTAGCTAGTATAAAGTGTTTCTGCTCATCCTTAAGGTCGCTTGACTTATCCTTGTATTTTAGAAATCTACTATAAATATCCTTAACAGATAGTTCGTTAAAATGTACTCCCTCCTGCCCCACAAAAGATACTTTTACGTGAGGGAATGTTGTAATTGCGTATTTCATATTATTTAATTGATATTATATTTGATAAATAAATCCCTTATAGCTTCACGAACCAACGCACTTATTGTTACTTTATAGCCTGTATCATTGCTTCTAATAATGCTTAAACCTCTTAAGATAGCTATTTGATCTAAGTCAACACCGACAGGTTGATTATTATAACCGCCTTTAGAGTTTTTAGGGATATCATTTAATATACTATCGCACGCTAGTTTATCAACTTCTCTTTCAAAATTTTTCATAACTCATTTACCAAAAGCTAATTGTCCAAGTATCAACATGAATACACAAAAATTAGTTCCAAGTACTACTGTTAATGCCCATGGTGCAAATTGATTATTCATCCAATCTTCAAATTTATTTTTCATCACACATACCTACTTTCTAGAATTATATCTATAAATGAATCTTTAAACATTTTATACGTAATTTTCTGTAATGAATTAGTAGAAAAATCACCAAACTCATATGTACAAACAAATTTAAAATCATCATAAGATAAATTATCTTTTAACAATTTCAATATTGAAGTAACTTCGGTCATATCATTTAAGTTAAAATTATCTATTAAATAAAAAATTCTACTTAATGTAAGTTTTTCCACTCCTGCGTTTGTACCGCTATTATGGTTTTTTAAAATTTCTTTCAGTTCTTCCAGATAAAGCTCTCTATGTTTTGCGTTAAAATCTGTCATTTACTTCCTCCATGTTTTCTACATTAATTTCTAGTTTACCAAGTATATCATCTATCATCTCAATAGGTGATTTTTTATAGTATGACATAAGAATTTCAAGTTTGTGATAATTCTTAAGTTCTTTTAGATTGTGTAATAATTCTGCTTCTAATATCATTTAATAACCTCCTATAAATCAAATATTTGACAAATAACCGCCCAAAAATAACAAATACATAATATTGTTACTATACTTCCCATAACTAACACCCCCTACTATTTAAATTGTAAAAATCCATTCTCAAATTTCTATTTTCATTAGCAGATATTTCATTCAACTTCTCACCTATTCTATGTCTTAGTCCTTGTGGATCATAGTTAGAGTAATCAAAGTCATTAATATCAAGGTTAACTGCCTTTTCAATTAATTGTCTGTATTCTCTATCAGCTTGAATTTTCAAAGCTTCCTTAAACCTTGTTATGTTATTAAATAATTTCATACTTACCTCACCATTTCGTACATTCTATCGTCAATTACCCTGTCTTTATTGTGGTAAAACTCAAAGTAAAATCCTGTCATTGCTATAATCATGATGGCTATTATGTATTTCATATTCATTTTATTAATCTTTAAAGTTATAATATAAGTTAAAACCAAGTCCTATTAGTCCAACAATAAGTAGTATTTCGTGTACTAATAAAATCAATTCAATATCACTCATTTAAGTTCTCCATTTCTTTTAATGTGTATCTTATCATCATTTTCATACTTAACTATATAATCGTATAAATATATTTTTTGGTTATTTAATGTAAGACATTTAATATTTTCATACTCAATGCTAAGTTCTTTTTCTATATCATTATTATATTCAAACCTAATAACTCCATCATAAATAAGTTCCTCTAACCAATTTGGAATAGAAGAGAAACAATTTTTATAGCTAAAACAAACTATATAATTTTGTTTAGTTACATATCTTTTCATTAATGGGTTAATAAATTGTACAATTTCAAATTCAAACATACTATTTTTTAATCCTCCTATACTAATCCCACAATTTCATACCAAAGTATCTTTTTAAATAAAAATTATTATCTATCCATGATCTTCTATGTAATACATCCGATATTACTGTGTCTATTTGTAAAAAATGTAATCATACTATTTTATATACCTATTTATTAATTTAAAAAGTACAAAAGATTATCACAAGAAGTAGTTTTAGTCTGCTTTCTATTCTCTACTATCTGTCTATATCTTGCTAAAGCCTGTTTTTCATCATAATTAATCTCTGCATCAATTTCTGCTAGAGTGTAATTATCATCTATATAGTCATATTTCTTTCTATTTCCTTTACTCACGCTATTACCTCCCTATTATCGTATTCAAATATTGTTTTTCTTCCTTGAGTTACTTTAATGTAGTCAATATATTCATTATTAAATAAATAATTGAATGTTGAACTATCAATGAAATATTTTAAATCAT